GTAGTTCATATATGGCATAGTAGAAATGATATCAATGATGCAGTTTATGGTAACGGTGGGATTAAATTATTACCAAAATTTTTATTTGACATAGAACACACTGGCAAAGTTGACATCACTACAAGTCTCAGCGATCAAATAAAAATTATAGAAGAAGTTGCTGCCGTTCATTCTATTGGCCATAGCCCTTACATAGCATGGCGTAGTGCATTTAGAGAAGCAGTTAAGCTAACATTACAAGATGACACTGACAGTCAAGAAAGATTAAAACTCTGGATGTCTAAAGGGTTGTCAAAATCTAATGGTGGATATGCAGTATTAGGAGCCAAGGCTGGTAATAAGTATGCATTGTCTAATAGTTTAGATGCACTAAAAATAGCCAAAATAAATGACTATGCATGGCTGCATAGTCAGTTTAAAGAGGCTTATCCTAAATTACTTATTGCTCACTAAGCAGTTTCTTAGCCAATGGAAATATTGTGCTAATAGCAACAGCACATTCCTTGGCAATCATCATATGTTCTTTTTGTGTGCCATTGGCACTACGTAACTCAATATAATGTATCCATGAGCGCAGTGTGCCATTCATATACATGCGACTCATAGTAAGACCTTCGGGCAGTAATGCACGGGCTTGTTCTTTGGCAATACCGTTAGCAATAGCCCACTTGTATTCTTTTTCAACAGCATATAATACACGCTTCTGAGCACGTTCCCAGTCGTAGGCAAGAAGTTTTTGCTGTTCGTTTGACATATCAAACTCAACGCTGTTTTGTCGATTTTTTGTATCTTGAAAACGTGCTTCACGTAGCACAAATGCATCTGTCATTTCTGCTGTGGGATCAGCATATCGCTGGCTGAACTCTTGGAACTAAAACTGCGATGACGCAAGATCTGTCTTGCAATATCACGAGTAGTTTCAATTTCTAAACACATACTAACCATTTCAAGTGGAGACCAGTGTTTGTGTTTAATTAGATAGCTAATCAATTTTTCACTGGTTTCTGTGTTAAATTGATTAGCCGGATTACTGACCCTAGCACAGTATGCTACAAGATCTTGTGCATCATCGATTCCTTGTTCTTGGAATTCAACAGTTGGCTGACTATAACTTACTAGACGTATTTTCATAATTTTCTTTTCTTTAAAAATTTGCCTGTGATTTTCTTGATGTCTTTTTTAACTTTTTCTGTATCTAGTTTAAAGTCAATGTGGCTAATAACATCGTCGTAGGTAGTAAAAAACTCTTGTAGTTCTGCTTCTACTTTGGATGTGTCATCGCCTCTAACTTTTGAACGTATTGGTATCTGCCAGGTTCTGCCATCTTTAAAATTTATAAGAACACTGTCTAGATATTTTACCGGAATAACTTTTAAATTAATCTCTCCAAAAACTTCGGGCCAATGTTCTATTATTTCCTTGGGCAAAGTTTTTTTCAAAATCACTTTTCTTTAGGATCTAATTCTAAGGCCATTTTTCTAAGTTTGGCAGCTTCTTTATACAATCGATCTGCTTCGCTTCTATACTTGGCAGCACGTTCTTCAGTGGTCATATGCTCTTCGTTTTTCGGAGGAGTAATATCTTTTACTTCTACAATTTCTTTAACTTCGGCTTGCGGAGCCTCTGGTTGAATATGTAGATCGTCAATGGCAAGACCACGCTGTTCTGCAATCAGTGCATTGAGTTCGTCAAGACTAATGCTTTCGCTGAGTGTGGGAGTCATAGAAATATCACTGGTAGGCACACGAACCATGCGGCCTTGCGTGTGCAATGCAGCTAACATTGTTGAACCATCAGGGAAACTAGATCTGCTTAATACATCTGCTAATTCGTAGCTGTCTTGTGCCGAACTAGATTCGACTAATTGAATTAGTGCATCGTGATAGCTATCTGGCAAATTTTCTGTTGGAATAATAACGGCGTGATACGCATCGCCTGGTAGAGTTCTGTAAGCAACAAGGCATTTTTTGCCTGTGGCCTTGACCCTGCCTACGTGTTTAAGTTCAACCATTTGCTGGGCCTTTCTGTGCGGAATTTAAAAAGTTTGTTAACTTATTATAGGTTTGTCCGACTAATACCATTTCACTGGGTTTAAATGCACCACGTGTGCTAGCAACGTCAATGATCATTTTCATAGCGTTAAGATCGCTAAGATTTAAATCATTGTCTTGTGCGGGTGCGGCTTCTCCGCCGGTTGTTGGTTGTGCTGGTGCTTGAGTTTCTTCAGTCATAAAATTCTCCTTTACTGTATAATTATCTATGTATAATATGTGGACACGCAAGTTTGAAGAAGCTAAGTTCTTTTTCAACTTCGAATCCGATTTTTACAACATATTCTATAGTGTTGTTGTGTAGTGACAATCCTGGGCCGATAAAATATCGACCTTTAAGATGTGAGTGTATCCATTGATCTAATTTTTTTAAATCAGATGTAAAAATTTCATTGGTATAAAAAAAATGGTAAGCTGGAAAAGAAGCTTTACGTATTTTGAATACATTTAATGGATTTACTTTGAGTTTATTCATTTAATGCCGATGATCATATGTCTATTATATGACATATTTTTAAATTGAAAATTCATTGTTCCGGAAAATTTAAGATCACTTATCGGATATAGACTAGTAAAATGTTCTAAAGATTTAGGTCTAGAAACGTGATCAGAAATTTTAAGATCGTTGCCTTGCAGTAATACTAACGTTCCTTTTGGAATTAAATTAAACCATAATTTAGATTTAAAATGTTCGGTGCTAGTATTGATGACACAATTAATTTGATCATTATCATAAGTGTATTCTAACTTAGTAGCATCAAACGGATATGCACGAAATTTCCAATCTTTGATTTCCCATGCATTGTTGATTTTATTTGCATTGAATGATGCTATGGGATCTAAGTCTATGCTTCTACAATAATTAATGTCAACATTTTTTCTCACAGACAATATAAAATGTAAAAGAGAATACCAACCCCCAAGAACATACATTCGTAGAGGGCCGATATTAAGTTCTTTAACAACTAATTCTAATTGCTCAGCGGCCCAAATTTTACTTTCAATCTGACCCGCCGAAAATGCATCTGCATCAATCTTCAGTAACTGCGTCATAGTATGCTACAGTGCCAAACGGCGGAACAATGGTATCGTTGCCGTGGATAACAAATACTGTATCGCAGTATTGTTCTTCTCCCCAACTGCCATATGGATAGCCATCGGTGAACATGATAAACTTCTTAGGAACAATGTCGTGTTCTTTCATATAGTTCCAGTTACACATGAACTCTGTGCCGCCACCTCCGCGGATTTCATACTCCATGAGATCCTTGCCGTTTTGCGCTTCAAAGTCTTCTTCTCCATACACATTAGTGTCAAAACACCACAATTTAATTTTGTAGTCTTTGAATTCTTCCATAATGTTTTTAATTTCTCCTAAGAAGTCCTGTGCCATCTCGTTGGAAATAGATCCGCTCATGTCTAAGCTAACAGCGATATCAATGGTTTCCAAATAGTTCATACCTGGAAGGATTGCCCCAACGTGCCAGCCTTTTCGGCTTGGGCGCATAAATGTGTAGTCATTTCGAATAGTGCTTTGAATTTGCTGACGAATAATTTGGCGCCAGTTCATCTTAGACTCTGTCATGTCCTTGATCATGCGCTCAACTGCCGCTGGCACATTACCTGCACCTGCCGCACTCGCTGCCTGCATTACAGCATCTTTGACTTCGTCACGAATTTTGCGAAGTTCGTCTTTGCTGTATTGTGGACGACCTTGGCCTTTGTTCTTGCCATCTTTACCGTCACCACTGCCGTCACCTTCCCAGTCAATATGCTCGTCTAACAGTTGACCCAATGCGGCAAGACTCTTTTCATCCTCATCCTCGTAGATTTCGTCGTAGACTTGTTCTGCACTTTTACCGTAATGTTTGGGATCGTGATAAATTTTAATCTTAGGAATTAATTCGCCAATTTTATCTCGAACTAATTGTCCATTGACACAGTAGTCTGCGGCAGCATTCCAAATCTGGGGATCACGACCATCTTTACGAGACATATGGTCGAAAACATTGTGTAAGATTTCGTGTGCAATGACAAACTCAACTTGTTTGGGAGTTAGGTCTTCAAAGAAATCTCGGCTATAATATAATGCACGACCATCTGTTGCGGCAGTGCTACACCAATCACTACCGTCTACAATACGTAAACGAGTAGCCATGTTACCAAAGAATGGATGGCGAAGTAGCAAGCCAATTCGGGCTACTACAATTTTGTCAAGGATTGGATCGACATTAGACATATATTTGCTCCTGTTTAATGTATATATTATAACACCGCCCTAGGGCGGTGTCAAGTGGATTATAATTATTTACGTTCTGTTGCTGCCGAAATATACTTTCCATATTTGGCGTGGAACGCATCGAAACAATCAATCTCGTCAGGATCCAACGGAAGTTGATATTGGGTAAGAGCAAGTTTGGTGCCCATCACAACCAACTCAGTTTCAAAGTTATTCATCATGAACTCAAAGAAATTGTTGACTTGGCTAGTCCAATCTTTGGCATTCTTATCTGATGCATCTTTGAGCTCGTAGCACAATGACACAGTCAAAGAATACATAGCGGAAATCTCTTTAGTCTCCATCTTCTTAACCTTGCCTTTGAGAATGTCGCTAGGGTTAGGCAGTTTACCGGCTACCTTACGGTGTGCCATAAACTTAATAGCAAGACCTTCACCGACACCACCGGAGATCAAATCTGCCAGTGTATTCTCGTCGCCGTCGTCTTCAGACAACAGTTCTGAAATAAATGTCCAGCTACGTGGAGTAGCAAACGAGCGACTATTGCTCTTAGGATCGAAGTCATACAAATCCTTTTTAGA